GCGTTTTTCAAACCCTCAACGGCACCTTCTACAGCACCTTTAGCATCTTCAACTACTTCTTTTGCCTTAGCAACTGTCTTGTCTACAGCGCCTTCTGCTTCAGTCTTGCTATCCCCAGTAACTTTACCAAATCCTTCTTTGATAGCACCAGTTGCTTGTTCCAATTTATTTTCAAGTGACATAGCTCTGTCTCCTTTTTGTTTTAATACGATAATGGTTATCGCTTACATTCAGTTTATGCTTATTCTTTAGCAAAGTCAAACAATCTGCTCAAAAGCAACCAATTAAGACAAATAGAAAGACAATCTATCCTTGTCAAAATCGACGGCCAACTCATACTTTCCAGATTCATTTTGCACAATATAGCCTAGAACGGCTAAACTGTCCACAAAGATATCACGACGTTTCTGCATGAGCTGGTCTTTTGTGTAGTTAATTGAGCCCTCTTCCATGGCTGTTACCACGTCTAGCCACATGACAAATTCATCATCTGCCAGCTCTTCCTTGGTCATAAAGTCAAAGAAGCTGTTCAGTGACCGTGGGTTTGAGATTAGATACATGATGAGCTTCTCACCTGTGTCACTTTCAAACTCCCGACGTGCCATGTGCCCTAAAGCTAGAGGTGAAATATCGCTGGCTTCGTCTCCAAACATATTTCCTCCACGTCCGATTACATGGATTTTAGAGGGGTCTGTAAAGTTACTACCAGCAGAGAGCCCTTCTAGCTTTCCTCCGTTACGGAAGCTAAATCCTTCACTAGAGAATGAGCTCAGACCACGCTTTAGCCGTCTATCAACAGCCGATACGTCGTTTTCGTCCATACTCAGCATTTCTTTCACAGAGGGGTGAGCATTTACTAAGATTTCTCTGGCGTGTTGGATAATAATTCCTGAATACTCATTGGTAGACCCCACAGCGTAGCAGTTCTGTCCTGAAAATGCAAAATTATTACTCATAATCCCACACAGGAAAGACTTCCCGTACCGAGGAGTAGCCACACAGTAGCCGGTCTTATAATCTCCACTCAGGAAAGCCCCAAATTGCACAGCCTGTGACCACCAAAGCTCAATATTGAACCTTGATAGGGCTGTACGGAAGCCTAGCTTATAATATTCAAGCTCTTTCTCAAAGCCCTTAGTCTCTCTGATACTATTTCTCTTAAAGTGTTTTGGTATATACCCTTTTACTGCCTTCTTTAGCTTCTCCTTAGGAGTCACAGTGTCCAGCAGTATGCTTAGCTTTTCCCTATTAGAGAGTAACTTCCTCTTTTTCATAGGTGAGCCAACATCTACATCTTGGGTGGGCATAGCTAAAGTCTCCTCCTGTATAACTTAAGTAATTCACAGCAACGTCATAGGCATCATCTTCTGGGTCAAGTCCCTCAATGAAGGAAATCCCCACAGGAACTCTAGTCCCATCAAGAAGCCTACAAATTGGACAAGTACGTTCATCATTCACAGAGTTCCACCGCTTGTAGATTACTTCTCCTGTGATATGGTGAAGCACCTTGGCAGTCTCTACTGAGGCTTTTTCGATAGCCATATGAACCTCTGACACAGAGATAAGCTCAATAATTGGTACTATCCTTCTATCAATCTCTTCTTGGTCTAGTATGCCCTTTTCAGCAACCACTTCGTCTCTAATACTTAGAATATCAGCTTTCCTACTGGCAAAAATCTCTTTTAGACGTGTGTAATTGCTTCTAGCAAAGCCTGATTGATTGATACTATTCTGTGCATTACGATACTCAACCTCATCAAGCTCTAGTCCAAGTTCATTAAGGATATATTCAAGCTCCTCATAAAACGAGTCAGTGTAAAGGTCCACAAGATAGCCAATTAAAGCCTCTTCAAAGTTGTCGCTAGGAACTTCGTTAATCACACGATTGACATACTCGCTAAGCCTTGCTTTAAAATCATCATAGTTCCTGATGAATATCTTGTCCTGTGAATTTGCCATTACAAGTCCTCAAATAATTTATCAAGACGAGCACTAGTGTAGCGCTCAAGCTCCTCAATACTCTCAGTTTCCCGGTTCAGGTTCACAGTGGTCTGTGTAGGTTTACCTTCAATGCGATTAGCCCACTCAATCCGTGCTGTGCCATTTTCAATACTCTCAAAAATCTGCTTCAAAGCGTTAATCCGCATTGGCGTAGCTGGAGGAATTTCTGCAAAACGTTTAATACCGAAAGCCTTAACAATCTCTTCGTCATATTCCTCAAGACCCCAGCGTATAGCATAAGCTTTTAAATCCTCAAAGGAGGCAAAGCTCAGCTCACGCATTTCATCTGAATATAATCTTTTCTCTGATTTCTTAGCCATAATAATACCCTCTTTCTTCTAAAACAAATCCCACAGTGATAGCACTATGGGACTCTTCGGAGCAACGTATGTATAGTATAACACTGTGTGTTTGATAATTAGGTGATTTGCTCCTATGCCCATGTGACCTTTTACAATCACACAGGCTAACGATACAGGAGATATATGAAATACATTGCCACAAAGGGCAAAGTGCATGACAGGATTTGAACCTGCGAATGGAGCTTTTGCAGAGCTCTGTGTTAAGCCAACTTCACCACATGCACAAAACCAGCTGGGGTAGTTCTGGTAGTAATAGAAAGGTTATAGAAAGGTAATATGAAAAGGTTTATAGCAAAAGTCTTCCTACCCCATACCTAATAACGATTGTATTTTATACTCCAAAGGTTTCCCTTCTTCGTAAATAATATTTGATGGAACACAGTAGTAACTGAGTACTCCATCTTTTAGCTCATACATCTGCAAGCTGTAACACACAAGCTCTTCTGTGTCAGATAAATTCACACGAAGCACTTTCTCAGAATTATTTTGCTCTACTCTTGGTAGTAGCCCTTCTGGTACTTCGTAAGTTTTTGTAGATGTCACTACTTGTACTTTCATAAAAATATTCTCCAATCAGTATCGCTTCTGCGTCGTCATCACAGATTACATCATGCCCCTTCCGCTGACACAAGCTTATTGCATGTTTCTTAGCCTCGGCTCGTTTGAGACCAGATAGCTTAAATAACTTGCGCCAGACCGAAGGACCAACAAAGTTGATAGCTAAATCATTAAGCTCTCTAATAATCACTCCCTGTGTTATAGCCAAACACACAAGGGTCTTCTGGTTTTTGAGAACTTTAAGCTCTTCTATAATTACCCGTTTTATTGGGTAGCTATGCAGAAGAAGCCTTACTTGCTCAGCCATTTCCTGTGCACGTTCTAGGTAACTATCGTTGCGAGGGGAGATAACATTATGGGTAACCACTTTTCCGTTGTGGTCAAGAATGGCGTATCCTGTTGAACGTGTCGAAATGTCTAAACTGAGTAACATACTTCCTCCTGAGCTATGTATCTATAATACCACAAGTCACAGGGGAGTGCAAGTAAAAATCAACGTTTTTAGCAAAGTACAGATAATACAAGTTAAAGAAATACACATAGCTCTTAGAGCTCTTCTTTATACTGTATTATCTGTACTTTACTACAGAGCTATAGGAAAGGTCACAGGAAGGATTGGCTCTAAGAAAAGACACAGAGGGTATTAATCATTACTCTCCCTGTGTTCTAATTTCCTGATATGCTATTATCTGAACTTTGCAAGCAAAGTACAGATAATGCATATTAAAGAAATATAGCTCTGTGTTATTCTTTATACTGTATTAATTGTACTTTACTATGGATATTTTACCAAAGTACAGATATTACACTATAAAGAATAAAATACTCTGTGCCTTTCTTTACCTTGTATTATCTGTACTTTACTTTTTCAACCGTTTCTCTATTGAAACTTCTAACCAAATATGCTACAATAATTACATGGAGGTAAGGAAAATGAAGTATATTTTCTCAGATATTAAATCACAAGAAGTTTCAAGAAAGAATAGGCTAGTATCCCCTGTGACTGCTGAGTTCTTATTTAACATATATGACACAGGGAAGTATGACTTAGAGGAGCTCATTGAGTCAGGGCGTCAGCAGTTCCAAGACTACTACACAAAGCGCCTAGGTAAGGAAATCACTGTGACCTATATAGAGAACCTGAATGAGTCCCTGAGAGAAATGCTAAAGGGCTTGAATAAGAAGCTGGCTAGGACATTTGGAAGCACAGCCAACGTTCACAAATATATAATGGCAGGCACAGGCTCATTAAAGGTCTCTAGCAAGTCCACAGCAGCGTTATTTGAAGTCCTAGGGGAAAGTACCACACTATCTGTTTACTACAGCAGAATGGCCGAATATGTGCGTTCTGAAGTGTATCTTGATGGAGACCATATAAATATTCAGAAATTCTTCCCTGACGTACCCTTCTGGGAAATGGACATGCCCTCTGTGTATATGTATCAGACAGGCAAGACATTCATTAAGGGAGGACTATTGTATCTGTGGTATAAGAAGTATAATATTTCAGGTCCTACTGAATGGTTCAAGGGCTATGAGAGCTATTTGAAGGAATACTTCGAGCTTCACAGTGAATATGGTGAATTTATTTACAATCCTATGCTAAAGGCTGACACATCAAAGGCTGTGAAAAGGTTATTCGGGAACATTAAGAAGGCACAGGCTCACTTCGGACTCTCTCATACACAGTGGTTCTGGTGGTGGAAACGTAGCACAGAGGAGATAGATGAATTATCTAACTGGCTTGTGGAATACTATGGTGTGTCTCATGCTGAGGTGCTAGGCTCTAGGAATATGGAAGCCTTTAGAGATAACTTTAGAGACATAGCTACCAAGGAAAGAATATCTAAGGAGTTCATTGAGGAAGCTTTCCCCAATAGCGATGTCTATATTTGCGGAGAAACCAACTTAACTGGCTTAAAGAGAGTAACAGTTTTTAAGAAGACAGAGGCAATCGGAATCGCTGAAATCTTAGAAAATTATCGCTTCGATCAGATTTTGTATCTTTCAAATTTCTTGACCTATAAAAATCAACAGATTGGGGAATTGGAAAGGCTACAGGATTTCTTAAAGAACACTTCTAAATTGACCTGGTCTAAGATTATCTATCTGACTGGACCAGAAATTATCAATCTGCCT